GGGAGAGACAAACAAGTTGGGGCGAGCGTAGCCTCCTGGCAAACGCGGGTTGGCCATATGGATGGTAAACCTCTGCGTTATAGGGTGCGAGGAAGCCCCATGCATGCCCATCAACGCGGTGGCAGCGATGGTAGGGTCGGGCGGGTCGTCATCCGTGTCATACTCGGGGGCGACCATGATCGTTCCAGCCTGGGTCATGGCTACGGAGGGCGTATAGGTCAGTTCCAGAGAGTGCACAAACCACATCTCGAAACGTTCCATTAACGCCACTAACCGTGTTCCGAATAACCCAATGGCATCAAACCTCAGCTCGTAAACCCAGTTATTGTCATTGACCGTAGCCAAGCGCTCAGTGCCCTTAACCCTCGAAGTGGTACCACCGAACTGTACAGCCGAGGTACGCGAGGCGGGCAACTGGCGCTGCTTAGTCAAAGCATTGCTGGGAGCAGCTTGGTTGACCTGACTTGCATTTTGCCGCCTGAGGCGGCGAGCTCTGCGCTTTTGTGAAGCAGTTTTGACCATCTATAGACGATTCGAGTGGGCCTGCAGCAGCTACGCCTCGCATGCCGTAGCATGCTCAACGAAACCCTGGCGATCGGTTACGGCCCAAGAATCGATCGCCGCAGCATCAGCTCCGTACAACTCTAACGCACTGGTGTCGGTTTCCTCAGTGCGCCGCAACAAGTCCAAGTGTTGCAAAGGGTCCTCAACCATTGCTGGCAGGGTCCACTCCGGTTCCACCGCTTCCTTTTCAGTGCAGTGGGACGCCAACATAAGGTAGGTCACAACTCCGGGCACAACCAAGCCATGTGGCATATGGCCTAGCCCGATTCCCTTTAACCTTTGTTCGTCCACCCGGGTCGGCTCACCTATGGCGTAGCCGAACTTTGACAGCAGTCGGCCGGTCTTGGGGAACATCACAAATGCCTGCTCCCCAGCCTGCCAAGTTCCGTAACTTGAACTATAGTTGCGGGTGAGCTCACACGGCCAAAAGTACGACGAGCAGAACGATGCTTTCCGCCACGTATCATGTACCTTTATCTCCGGCGTGAGCCCCAGCGAATTTACAAACGCTGTGTACACATTAGAATCCCAACGGTCCCAAACCGCCGGGTCCACTGATGCCAACATGTCATCCCCCATGATTATGACTTTATAGCCGCCACGCCCAAACAAGGACGTGAAGATGTGGCGATGTAAAAGTCCATTCAGGAGCGAGTTGCCCATGGACGTTTCAGGCTCACCGCTTTTCCTGGTGCCCTGAAGTGTATACGTCCAACCCCTTTTGGTTCTGACAAACGGGCAATCTTGCCTCTCCATGAGATTCAAGATTTTACGCGGGCAACCTAACTTTTCGAAGATTGCACGCTGCACGGCCAATGCAGTGGAACTAACACACGCGTCCCAACGATGGAAATCCACCTCGATGAAGTGCGGCTCTCCGAACATGGCAAGGGATTCTTTGATCCACTGGCCCAACTCCAACGAGTTATATCCGGAACCATACGTTATCGGGGTGTACATATTCCACGTGTGCTGTAACCACTTCCCGGCCGCTTTAACCCACTTGCCCGTGGCGATCCTATGTACCATCTTGGGAGCCTGGATCAGCCTAGGGGCCTTCAACGTCAATTTATCAACGTCTACATGTGGTAGCAACTCACTCTTGATGAAGGCTGAATAAACGGTTGCCACAGCTTCTGGGTCAACGCCCAGATACTGATCCATGGCCCGCTCCACCTCAGCCTTCTTGGCACCTTTGAAGCTTGCTAAATAAGCCTCATCCGACATGGGGTGTATGGTGGGCCACCTCCCGTGGTCCACTGGCCCCACTGCCGATAACCACAGCACATGCCCCGGTGATTCCAGCGCCGGGCGTGGAAACAACGTGCCATAAGTTTCATCTATCAACTCCCACCACATATGGGGCGCAGTTTCTTCAGCCTCTGGGGCTATTAAAACTCGCCGCCGTAATGCGTCCTGTTCGTTGAGATAATTAGATGAATATGCTGTGGGGTGCCGTTCTAATCTCGGGATGACATCGCTCAAAACTCGGATTTCCCGCGGGTACTCCTTGAAGTCTGCAACCCTGTTGTTGAGACTATAACCCGTCCGCATAACCACAGCTGCCAACACGGCTATGGTCAGGGTAACGGCAACTATCCGAGAATTGCGTGGAGAGAATTTTGGTGATGGATCGCAGAGTACCCTCTCGAGCAGCGCGTCCTTCTGCTCTTCACTGAGGAATATCTTCTCGTCTTTCAGCTTTTGTAACATGCTGCGTTTGACGAGCCTGCGCTTGGCATCGGGCAGCGCGGTCGTTGACGCCTGTATCTCCATCAAACTAATGATGGAGGCAGGTATCGAAAACCAAGTCTGCCCTCCCGCCCCGTTAACCAAAATCGGTGTTACGGAGTGATCTGCCGTGTCACGAATTGGGAGTGTGGCACCCTCCCACTCACCACCATAAACCCTAGCGTAGATGGACACCATTTGTGATGACATCCCAGGGAACTGAGCTTGGGCTTTCAGCCCAAACGTGCTCATCCCCCAAGAGGTTACAAAACCAACGGTGTTGCGATACAACCAGTCAAGCCAAGACACATTAAATGGTCCCAGCGGTGTGGCCCGCTGGCTCCAGTGCAAGGTCAAATCCTTATGCACGTAGCCATCATGGGCGTAACCGGCTGTTTGAACAACTTCTCCCACCTCACGCCAGTATGCGCAACTGCCAATCATGCCTTCCGCCGAGTAATAGGCATTTTGGGTGGCTGTGAGAATCACAGGCGCATTGATTAGTGATTCCCACTGACGCATGGCTCGGGC